CACTAGTAGAACGATAGAGATACTACACTAGTAGAACGATAGAGATACTACACTAGTAGAACGATAGAGATACTACACTAGTAGAACGATAGAGATACTACACTAGTAGAACGATAGAGATACTACGATATAAAAGACGATGAACATTTTATATCATAGTAAAATAAGAGAACAACTCCAAAAAATGAGCACTTATGTATCGAAAATTGTCTTGATTGGTAATCCATCCGTCGGAAAGACGTCGATTCTGCGTCGTCTCATGTATAATATGGCAACTGCCCACTATGACGCAACAATCGGTGTCGATTTCATGATAAAAGAAATGGATATTCCCATCTCGATTGTCGATGACCACTGCGATACATCGTCACATAACGACACAAAAGGTGCGATTTCGCGTCACAAACAGACAAAGAAGAACGAAGTAAAACACCCTTTATTACAGAACCCGCGTATGAAATTCCAACTATGGGATAGTGCGGGGCAAGAACGTTTCCGCACGATTACATCCATTTACTATAAAGAAGCAACCTGTGTCGTATTCGTATTCGCACTCGATGATATCGAATCATTCCAACGCATCGTTGATTATTGGTATCCAGATGTCATTCGCACGTGTAATCCTAAAACATCATTCGTCCTCATCGGAAACAAAAAAGACCGTTATCGTACCAGACGCCCATTACTCGATGAACGTATTAAACAATGGACGACATCGAATGCGATTCCTTATTTCGAAACGGAAATGAACGACCTTGCATCCATCGAACACGTATTCCGCGAAATCGGAAAGGATATTCTGAAAACATCGTCATGTGTCGACAACCTACCTGGTTTCCGAGAACCTGCAGTGAATACGCATACTCGTCTTGTAAATACGATTCGCGATAGTGACGACAATTCTATTGGAAAAACGAGAAAAAAATGGTATCAAGTATGGAAATGGTGCGGATGGTGTTAGGTATGTGTGTGCCGGATTAATCGACCATTTCCATATCATCCGCACGTTCGGCATCTTCGACTTCCTTGCTTCGTTGGACATGAATTGTCTTTCGTCCCAGGATATCACAAACACATTCAAATAGAATACACATTGCATCATGTGCGACCTCAATATCCCATATTTTCTGTTGAAGTGTCAAATACAATTCACTTGCGCTATCGGTTTCAGATCCCGATAACAACGCGGAAAATAGGTCGTATATCAGAATCGGATGCGACGAGTCCATACGAGATAACTGATGCATGATATCGTATATCGTGTGCAATACCGCATGGATATCCCGATGCTGACTTAAATCGACGTATCCCCAACAGACGGTCGCGAATTCCGGATGCATCATTCCATAGTCCAGAAAGACGCATTTGTCGAGATAGGCATGTGTATTATGGACGAGTTCCTTGTATGCGCGGTCATCGGGGTTAATTTTGAATATATCGAGTGATGCCCATTTGACTCGATAGATTCGCTTGTTCCATTGCGGTTTAACGACACGGATATAACGTGATGCCTGTTCGTAACATACGATGACTTGATAATCCGTATATCCGCCGTCATGTAATACTTCGAGGATGTCACTCGGAGTGATATGTCCTGGACGAATGACTCGCACCGTCTTTGTATCCACACATACATCGATTAACGTCGATTCAATTCCGCGTTTGCAAGGGTTCTCGTCTTTCAAAATGAGGACCTGTGTATCGCGATACTTGTCTTCGAAATGTTCGTATGCAGTGCAGGGGATTCCATTACAATAGACTGTCTGGACCGCAAGAGGACACTGGGTGTATTCCTGTAATCGCCGGAGGGTCGGATGATTCGAGTATTCTACGATGATTTTCCCGTTGGTCTGACGGAAAATTGGATGTATATCTTCGTTCGGTGGCATCATGATTGCGAGTTCGTCCATTTCGTCATCGGTCCAGAATGTGTCGGTTAATACGCGGATAACGGACGACTCGTCGGATGTGAGTTTGGCAATCGTTGGGATATGAGTTGAATGATAAATCATCAATCCGGATGGGGCATTTTTATTCGTGATAGATATCCACTTATGGAATAGGTCAGAAGACATCGTTGGTGCAACGGTTAAATAGGTTGTATATCCTGGTAATATAAGTGGATTAACGACATGGGTTTCTGCGTCAAATGCGGTTTTCGAATCGGTGCTGGTGTCGTCGGAATCGATTGAACCGACACTGGCACTATCTGTATCCGACTTGTCTTCTTTGACTTTTGGTAAATACATGTTGGCAACTGCGGAACATAGTAATTCGATATTATGTTCAGTATTTGTAAATATGCGACTCATCGTGGTAGGCGTGTATCGTGTAAGTTATCATTCGGATATGTATCGATGATAAAAAATCAAATTTATTGTAATTGTATTTGTATGTATCTCATTTATTGTCTCAATGTCGCAGTGACTTTCCAGATACGTTCGGACACTTTACCATTTTGAGCATCGATACCAGTAATATTATTGAATAATGCACTGATTGTACTTTGTTGAACTGTGGTGCTAGCACCTAATGATGAAATAGCATCAACAAATAAGTTACCTTGCATCTTCACACGGAAAACAATCTTATCACCATCGAGGAATGGATAGGAATGATATGTATCATTATGTGAATAGTCGAAACGTTCGTTTGAAACATCAGCATCGATCAATTGTTCTAACATGGAGTGACGGACGACATGGTTATTTGATAATTCGGTAATGAATTGACCACCTAAATCGTCACCACTCAAGTCTGCTAAAATTGCGGTATCGTTCTTAATTGGTGCCTGTGCTTGTGGATGACCGAATAATAAGGATGCAACGTATTGTAAAAAGTGGTTACAAATTGAACTATCTTGAGGAGTGAAACTCGAACCGACTTTAGAGAATTGAGTATAGTTTGGACCACCTTGACCATCAACCGAAACTAATTGTAAGGTGCGTAGATTGTTGGTTGAATTTAATAAATTAATGTGGTTCTTTAATGTACTGGTTTCAACAAACGAAATATCCATATTGCCGGATTCATTATCTTTGAATAAGAACGAGGATGTGAAGACATTTAATGACAAATCGGTCGTTAAATTGAAACTTGCATCTGGAAGACTGACTTCTTCACCGAAGATTTCAATCGATTGTGCAGATAAATCGAAGATGAATGGTAGATTGATGATCGCGGAACCATTTCCAGTTGGCGCCGGTGTAGGAGAAGGCGGAGGAGTTGGTGGTGATGGTGGAGGTGGAACGACGGTCGTATATTCAATATCGTTTGACCAACTTGTACCATCCCATCTTGCTGCATATCCTTCGTTCGGAACATCTAAATCTCCACCTGCAACATAGACATTGCTTCCGTTTACTATAACTGTCCATAGTTGAGGTGTTACTATATTTCCGACGGAACTCCATGACGTTCCATCCCATACTTTTGCATTTCCGGTACCGGTTATAAAACCACCAACCGCATAGACATTTGGACTGTCAATCGCAATTTCTATACATAACATACTGAATCCGCCACCTACCGAGGTCCATGACGTTCCATTCCATTTTGTAATACGTGATGTTTGGGGAATCGGATTATTGTCCGAAGTATAGGCGGTACTAAATGACCCACCCGCATACACATCAGTGCCATTGACGGCAAGTGTATAAATTTTACCTGTTCCTACACCTCCGTCCAAGATACTCCATGATGTTCCGTTCCATTTTGCAACACGATGTCGCGGAGTACCGTCTTGAACTATGAAACTTGCATAGACGTCTGTACCACTCACTGCAATCGCGGTAGACTGACCGTTTAATCCCGAACCTAATGCACTCCATGACGTTCCATTCCATTTTGCAATAAAATTTACGATAATTCCACCTGCTTGAGTAAAATTACCACATACATAAACGTCTGAACCACTCACTGCAATCGATTCACATGAATTGTTCGTTCCAGAACCTAATGTACTCCATGACGTTCCATTCCATTTTGCAATATTGTTTGCCGAAATATCACCCACAGTATTAAAAGAACCACACGCATATAAGTCCGAACCACTCACTGCAATCGATTTAAAATAATTATTGGTACCACCATTAAGATTACTTACAATTGGTGTAGCACCCGGTTTAATTGATACAATACGACCAACATTATAAGAAGTTCCTTCAACGGTTACACTTGTAAAATCACCTATATAGTAATATGTGTCTGTTATAGGATTGTGTCTAACACTATACACGACACCATTGAAACTTATATCGTTAGTCCCCGACATTTTAGTATATATGTTATGATTTTTTGTTTTTTTTGATTCCATGTGAATTAAAATTCACTAAATACCATCTTGTCGATTGGTATCGTTATTTGACTAACATTATAAATGATATCGAGATAGCATCTTTCTCCAGTTATTCTTTCCACCGGTCATTGTAACTGTTTTTTCTTCTTCTTCTTGTTGTTGTATCAAATTAACTATTGTCTCCTCATCATCATTATTCACATTATTAGCATTGACATTATTATCATCTGCAACAATAACATTATTTTCTACATTTTTATCACTGTCTTCATTATTATCAACGTTATCAATATTATTACCACTATCATTAGTATTACTATTATTGATTTCTACATTTACAGTAACAGCACCATCATTACCATTGTCGTCACTTATAACGATACCGTCAGCATCATCTTCGTTATCATTTTCATTTTCATTTTCTTTATCTTCAACGTCTTCATCATCATCATCATTGTCATCATCTTCATTTTCTTCATCTTCAACGTCTTCATCATCATCATTATCATTATCATTATCATTATTATTTTCACCTTCTTCATCTTCGATGCCTTCATTATCATTATTATTCACAACATCATCACCACCGCCACGTTTTTCATTTAATTTCTTTGCAGATACACGCAAGTGGTTAATGTGTTTCATCATGATTGCAATATCGGAACGACGACTACTGTCTTTCGTTTCATTCATTTTTTTCGACGCACATTTCATAAAAAAATCGAGGTCATCGCAATAGGACGAACGACGATGACTCATGTGTGGCATTGTAATA